ATTGTCGCGCTGCGATCAACGCCGTCTTTCAGCGCCTCCAATGCGGCGATGGAACGGCGCAAGCCTGCGGCCATTTCCTGAACGTCTTTTTCCTGCTGTGCGGAGAGTGCCATTACGGTGTAAGCGCGCCTGCGGCGATAGGACGGAAATTAAGCACGGTCGTAGACTTCGCAACGCCAAGGCAACAGGTGCCCACGCCGGTCGTGTTGTCGGCGGCGGTCTTGGTGATCGCGCCAGCCGTCGTGTGCGTCCACACGGTGTCTCCGATGACAAGAGTAGAACCAAGAACAAGGTTCGGGTCCGAGGTCACAAGACGCGCGGACTGCCCGACGCTGCCTCCATTGGCGGCGAGGCCATCGCACGCGGAGGCCGCGACGCTGCCGTTGCTATCGGTCAACTGGAGAAGTCCTGCGGTGTCAACGTAGCACGGCTGCCCGGCTGCGATGATGGTTGCGCCGATGACGTAAAATGGGGAATACTGCGCGCCAGACGATGGAATGAACAACGCGGCGGTTTGTGAGAGTGCAGCCATAGTGGTTTGCTTTTACATTAAACGCTTGCGACTTGCAAGGGAATTGTGCGGGTGAACACGCGAAAATTGCCGCGCGTTTCCATCGTCGTCCTTGCGGCCTCGGTCATTACGAGCAGCCATGTGAAGTTGGCGGTGACGTAAGCGGATGTTGCCGGGGATACCAGCGAAGCCTCGGCCTTGGCAAATACATCGTTTGCCTCGTCCGCGTCGCGGTTGACGGTGTGGAATGACACATCGAGTTGCGCGGCGTAGGGCTTCTGCCCTTCCAGCATTTTCTCGCCCACCTCGGCCTTCACCACGATGCGCTCCGTTGCCGTCTCCGCGCTGCTGTTGAACGCCTCAACTTGCAAGTCGAATGGTAGCGTTGCCGACGCGCGTAGTGCTTGGATTGCCCACGCTTCGATTTTGTTGCCGATGGTCTGTTGCATTATTCAGAGGCGGTTGGGTCGCCAACCGTGATGTAGAAAATGCCGTCGCGCTCGTCCACGTCGAGGATGACGTGATCTTGCCCGCGCACCGTGACTGGCGTGAATTTCGGCGGCTCGCCGTTCGGATATTTCACCGTGTCAGCGTAGTCCGTGAGCAGGCTCTTTTTGATGGCGAGCAACTGCGATCCCGATTCGCCGACTCCACCCGGCAAAAGCACGTCGCCGAATGCGTTCGTGCCGATGACGCACGCAATGGAACTCATCGTTCCAATGGTCGCGACGCAGGCGGTGCCGTATTCTGCCGATTGGCAGGCGGCTAGTTCATCGTGTGCGGATGCAAAGGCGTTTGCCATTCGCGCACCTTAGCCGGGCGCGCGGAAGTGTCAAGACAACGCGTCGAGCACGGTGCGGGCGGCGGCTTCCCATGTCCAGACCGGAGCGGGATTCATTTGCGGATACATCATTGCGCCGTTCATCGCGTCGGCGATTTCCTGCACCGATTGAACCGCCCAATGGTTCTCATCCTTGGTCGCGTAGATGCGGTGAGTGATGGCCTCGCGCACGTCCGCATGGCCGGTCATTGCGTTCGCTACGATGCGCCGCCCGCACGATGCGTATTCTTGCAGCACAAGGTTATTGCCGCCCTCGCACCGATTCGGGAAAAGCCCGAAGTCAGTGCGCGCCATTTCGCGCGCGAGGTCGGTGTGGCTGAGTTGCGGAAGGATGGTGAACTGCGAATCGGCGAGGCCGTTGTTGCGCAACAGGCTGCGGAAAAACTCCGGCTGAGTTGCGCCGTGCGCCAGCGGGCTGATTACCTTCGTGTGAGCCATCGTCTTGAAAAGCGCTGGCCAAGGGTTGAACCACGCGCAGACAAGGTGCGCCTCGGGATGCACCTTCACGAACTCGCGGAAGGCTGCGATCACCAAGTCTTGCCCTTTGCGATACTCGAACTTGCCACCGCTGAAAATGCGGATGGTGCCGTCCGGTTCGCGCGGCGGCTGCGGCTTGAAGATGTCGCCGTCAACTCCTTGGATGAGCACGCGCGTATTGAGGATGCCCGCCTCGGTGCATCGCTGCTGGCACCATGTCGAGCCGACAAACACCGTCTCGAATTTGTCCGCGTTCGCCTTCGCGTCCGGTCCTAGCTCGAACTCGAAAAAGCTCATCGCGACGTTGCGTTTTCCGAGCAGTGCGGATGGCGTGAAGTTGTTGTCCGCGAGCGGCTGGAATATCACGTCCGCGCTGTCGCGTTCCGCCCACACGCCCGCGCGCTGGAACTCGCGCGCCATCGCCGCGCCGAATGTGCCCCAGCCGAATGGCCCGCCCTGCTGTCCTGTGTAATGAATTTTGGGTGACGGTCCTTGGACGCTTCCGGTGTAGATGAATTTCATTTTTTTTTGGCGATAAAGCTGTAGTAAATATCCGGTCCCGCGCCGGTCTGGAGTTTGATTTCTCGCGCTTCGATGATTTCAAATCCCGCGCGGGAGATGAGGTTTATCCATGCCGTCGAGCCGAGCACGCTGTAATGGTTTGGGTTCGTTTCATGCCCGCACGCCGTGCCGGGTGATGGAACCTCCGCGTAAAGGATGCCGCCCGGTTTGAGCACGCGCGCAAATTCGTGCAGCACGAAAAAGGGAATCGCGGAATGCTCTAGGACGTGCCGCGCCCAGATGCAGTCGAACGGATACCGCTCGAACGAATCCGGCAGCTTGTGCATGTCCACCGGGTGAACTTCGTGGCCGTTTGCCTCGCACGCGCGAAGGTCTGCCGTGTTGGTGGTGATGCCGACCGGGTAATGCCCGTGCTGCTGGAACCAATCCAGCGCCGGGCCTTGCCCGCAGCCAACGTCAAGCACGCTCGCTCCCGTTGGCAGCATCGCAGCAACAAGCGGTGCCATCTGCGCGGTTAGGCCGTCGTGTCCGGTTGTGCGCGGCTCGGGATAAGTCTCAGCGGCGCGGGCCGCGATAAAGTCAGAAATTCGTGAGTGCATCGGTGATTCGTTGGATTGGAGTTTGCCAGTCATTGCGGTCGGTCTGTCGGAAAAGGCGCATCTTGGGATACCAAGGGCTGTCCTCGCGCGTGAGTTGCCAGCGAAAATCCGGCGACGTAGGGCAAAGCATCCACGCTGGCGTGCCCATCGCGCCAGCCAAGTGGATCACAGCGGTATCAACTGAGATGAGCAAATCCATGCACGCGAGCATCTGCGCGGTGTCCGTCCAGTTCCGCACTTCCGGCGCGAGGTCGGTCACGCCGCGAAGCTCCGCAACCTCGGGCTGCGCTGGCCCGCATTGCAGGCTGAAAAAGTCGCACTCGGGATGCGCGTCAATTAGCGGCTGATACAGCCTCGCCGGGATGCTGCGGGCCTTGTCCTTGCCGTGCATCGGCGAGCCTGCCCACACAAGCGCCACGCGCTTCCTGAGCACGTTGCCGACTTGAAGTGACCACGGCACCCACGATGGCATTGTGCGAATGCAGTGCGCGGGCGGGATGTCCGCTTCGGATTTCATGCCGGTGCAATGCGGGAGGTCCATCACCGGGGAAACGTAATCGAATCCATCGGTCGGGTTGAACACCACGCGATCCACTCCATACACGCCGGAAAGCAGCGCGTGCATGGCGGGGTCGCAGTGATACCACACAGAGCACGAAGGCCAGCGGCGTTTCAACTCCTGCGCGTAGCGGGCGAACATGATTTGATCCCCCCATCCTTGCTCCGCGACGATGAGCAGCGTCTTGCCGTCAAGCGGCTCGCCTTCCCACGGCGGCGCTTCGCTGGCGAACGGTTTCGACTTGAAGCTCGGTGCCTTGTAGCGCCAGCGATACTCACGCCATCCGCGCTCCCATTCACCAAAGAGCAACGCAATCATGCCCGCGCAGAAGTGGGCCTCGGGTGATTCGGGGTCTTGGTCGAGCACGGCATCGTATTCTCCGCGCGCTCCGGCGAAGTCGCCCATGAATCGCTTCGCGTCTCCGAGGTTCACGCGCGCTGCTTTGTGAGCCGGGAACATTTTCAACGCAAAGGCATACGCGGTCGCGGCCTTTTCCGTCTCGCCAACGCGTTCCATCATCAGGCCCATGTTGTTCATCGCATCCGCCTTCCGCTCAATCTCCGCGTGCGGGCTTTGGACTACGCGCTCGAAAAACTGCGCGGCCTCGAATCGAAGTGCAGGCGAATCAGCGCGACGCATGATGCACACGCCGACGTTGAAGCACACATCGGGGTCGTCTGGGCAGCTTTCGAGATACGTGCGCCAGATGGCTTCGGCTTCATCGTGCTTGCCGTCCTCGCCGAGCTTGCCCGCGCGGATGAGTTCGGCACGATACGGGTCGCGCGACTGCGTGAGCGTGCGCGGTGCTGGCGGTGCGGCTTTCTTACGCTTGCTCATTTCGCTTTCTTCCTCGGAAGTTTCGCGTTGAGACGTGCCGCCGCTGTCTTTGCTGGCGACTTCATTTTGCCGAGTGCTACGGCGTGCGGGTTTTTCTTCGGCTTCATTGTGTGGACACTTTTAGCGAACGCTGGCTAAGTGTCAACCGCAAAAGCAAGGGCCGCGCAGATTTCTCCGCGCGGCCCGAGATGAATACCAACCAGAGCGTGACTAGATGACTTGCTTCAGGCCAACTCCAACTAGCGCGCTGCGGAACGTCGCCGTGGTGGACGACGTGAGCAGCTTGCCTTGGATGTAGCGGCGGCAACTGCGCGTGTCGAGCGAGACGCTCACCGTGCCGCTGTCGGCGGTGATGGCCGCAAACGTCGGCAGGCCAGCGGTCGCGGCGAACGTGGTGTTATCCGCGCTGTCGAGGATGGAGACTTGCAGCGAGTTCGAGCCGTCTGCGGCTGCGCCCGCGTGCGTGAAGATGAGCTTCACGTTGTTGATGTAGTCCTGCAGGTCAACGCCAGCATACGTCTGCGTGCCTGCGGCGACGAGAAGATTGACGGCGGGGATGAGCGAGAACGCTGTGAGTGAACCGTTGAGGTCGGATTGTGTGGCCATATTGTTTGGGTCTGTTGGAGTGGTTGCTTTCGGCTAGGACTACGTGGTGGAGATGCTGAACGATTTAGCGTGCCGGATGGCAACGTCGGTAAGCTGCTGCATCACGATGCGGACTTGGCCCTGCATGGATAGCGAGTAGGGGTCAACGATCACCTCGTTGCTCGCCCAGTCGCCAATGATGAGGTCGCTCCAGTTGCCGAAGATGACACTTGGAAGCGTGGTCAGTTGGTTCGTGGCGCGTGCGGTGTAGCCGTTCACCATGTCACCTTTCCAGACCGGGTTGCTGTTCGTGCTGCTGATTTCCGCGATGAGCTTGGCGTTTGCCTTGGTCTGCACGCTGGTCAGATAGCCGAGGCTTCCCATGTCCGCGTTGTTGAGCGCGACGTTCGTTTCAAACTGGACGGCGTTCGCGTAGGTCATGCTGTTCGCGCCAGCCAGCGTGACGCTGGTGGATTTGTTCGCCGTGCCGTAGATGCCGAGCGGTTCGCCGCTCACGCCGCTGCCTTTGAGGGCCGCGCGGTCTTTCTCGATGGCGAGCACGGTCATCAGGTCATTGCGAACGAAGTTCTCCACGTCCTGCGAGGACTGTGCAAGAAGCTGATACGTGAATGCGGTGGCACCGGCGAGGCGGTGCGGAGTGAGCGAAACCTGTCCAACCGTCTGCTGGCTGGCCGTGATGGTCGCATCTTCGGAGAGCCACGAAGCGGTCGCGCCGCCGGTCTGGCTCGGGATGGCGAGGTTGCCTTGCAGCCCGGTGAGCACGCGAGCGCCGAGTGCCACTACGTGCATTTTATTCCGGTAAAGCTCGATGAGCGACTGGCCCTGCGCGGAGGTATCCACGAAAGCCCCGGCTGCGCTGAACACGTTGGTTGTCAACGCGCGGGACTGCATCACGTCGTGAGGAATGAAAAAGCCCTGCGTGCTGCGGCCCGCGATCTTCGCGGCGGCTTCGCTGGCTTCCTTTTCCAGACCGCTCCAGCTTTGGCCCTTCATCGCGCCAATCGCGCCGTTCATGGCGCGGACGATGGAATAGCCGGAAAGGTCGCGCTTGCTCATGCCGACTTCGGGCGAAGTCTCGATGGGCTTGAGTTCGGGAAGCTCGGTGCGGATGACTTCGTTGCGGAAGTCGTCAACCGTCTTGCCGTCCGCAATCATGCGTTCGGCGAGCTTGCCAGCATCCACACGACGGCCTGCAATGCCTTTCTGCGTGAAGTGGGTATTGAGTTCCTGAATATCAGCAACGCGCTTGCGTTCCGCCGCAACCGCCCCTTGGCGTTCCGCGACGATGTTGATGCTCGGGGTTTCGGGTGCGGTGGGTGCGATTGGATCGGCCATAGGTGTGTGGGTTGGTGCGTTTGTAGCGGGTTTGGGTTTGTTGTCAATAGAAAAAGTAACGCTGCGGAAAACTGTGGTAGTTTCCTCTCGTCCAATTCCAACGGATACGTCTGCCGGAATCGTTACAAGGGAAACCTCATGCGGTTGCCAGCGAAAGCGCACTTCGGGGATACCGTTGCGCATTCCGATTTCTTCGCCGTCGTCCTCGATGCCATAGCCAACGCTCGAATCGCATAGGATGCCTTCTTCGATTTTCGTTGCGTAGGATTTCACGTCATCGGCGCGCGAGATTTTGGAATCCACATATCCGCGCCCGTTCTCAACTCCAATAAACGTATTGCGCCCGATCAGAATTTCGGGGTTGTGATTGAATAGCAGGCTCGTCCCGGCGCGAAGCCGTTCCTTGTTCATCCCGCGCTCGGAGTGGTCGAGGATTTCGTAATACTGCTCTCCGCTGCGAGTGCGTCGAAGGACTGGCGCATCGCTTGAAAAACTGAGGCGCACAACTCCGCTTTCCTTGTCGAATGCAGCGGTGCCGCTGCGGAAAAGCGTTTCGGGAATTTCGATTGTTTTTTTCATCGTGTGAATAGTTGTTGAGGGTCGCGGTTTTCGATTTCAAATGGAAGCGGCTTGCGCGGCTTCTTTTTCTTTTTGGCTGGGCCGGGTTTCTTCATTTGAGTTTCACGCGCTTGCTTTTTGTCATGCGCGATTTCTTCGCCGCCGGTTTGGGCTTTTCATCTTCCGGCTCTGTTTCGACTTCCGCTTCGTCGTCCTCCTCGGCTTCGGCGGGTGCCTGCGGCGGCGGTGTCTCAACCGTCTTGATGGTGCCAATGCCGAGCGATTCCTTCATCATGTTGGCCTCGGCCTGCTCGAAAAGCATCGTCTCGAAGTCCACGCCGTATTGGTCGCATTCGTGCTGGTCGCTGCTGAAATGATTCGCGATGCGCAGCGCGGCGGCGGTGACTTCCTTCACCTCGTCAACCTGCGGCGTGCGCGGGCCTTGGAAGTGCGGCGCGTTGAACTTGTCGAACTTGGCAGCGGGAAGCGGGATCGCGCCAGTGAGCAGCGACATTTCCAGCCATGCTTCAAAGATTGGCACCTCGGCAACGTCAATGTCGAACCGCTGGATCATGTAGGTCATCGCATCCGTCGCGAGCCGTTGAAGTCTACCGGCTGAAAAGTTGATTGACTCGTAATCGTTCGCCAGTTCGCTGTAAGCAGCGCCGGGCATTCCAGCCGCTTGGTGCCGAAGTTGCGCCTTGCGGAATGCCTCGAAATTCCCGTTGGGATGTTTCGGGTCTGACTCGGTGTATTCCACGCCCCACGGCAGGCCGACGATGCTGCCGGGTGTGAGTTCCTGTCGCGGGACGCCAGTGCGCGGGTCAACATTTGTCGGCACGCCGCCCTCGGGGACGACGGTGCTAGAAAGCCAGCCCACCTTGCACGCCTGCGAGCGCGCTGCGACAACCTCGGCGATGGCGTATTGGTCAAGCTGTCGGGCGGTCGGGATGGCGCTTGCTACCCACGGCGCGGGCCGTGTGGCGTCTGCGTCAACCGGGCGCGCGTAGTGAATGATGTCGCGAGCGTCAACGCGGTCGTGTAGCGGGCCGACGCTGCCGAATGCTTTCTGGACTGAAAACTGCCAATCGTTCGGCTGGCGTTTGATGAAGTAGTATGCGACGGGCTTGCCGGTACCGAACTCGGTGAACTCGTATTCAATGCCCATGCGGACTTCGTTTCCGTTGGCGAGCTTGGCATTGGCGAATCTGTCCACCCACTCCGCGTTAATGAGTTGCAGCGCAAAGCCGAATTTGTTCACCTTCGGGCTGCGAATCATACGGATGAAAAAGTCGCCGTCGCGAATGGCGCTCCAAAGGCGAAGCTGCCGGATCTGCGAGTAGGTGCGGGTGCCGCGCACGTCGCAATACTGCGCGCGCTGCCATTCCTTCCACTTCCGCTCGATGAGTTGGTTGGCAAAAACATCCGGCTCGCCGACTTTGATTTGCGCGACGCGGTTGCCGTTGTTGCCGAAGCCACGGTAGAGCGGTTCGTGCGTGTATTCGCGCCCGTCCTTTTTCGCTGCCCATTCCATCACGCGGCGGCGGCGCTCATCGTGCGCGAGGATGGCAGACTTTTCCTGCGGGGTGTGAATGACGCGATCCTCCTGCTCCTTTACCTTCATGCGCAGCATCGTGCCAGCCTCGCCGAATACGCTGCCCCAGATTAGCTCACGATATCGGATGAACGTCGGGTTCGTGCGCGCGAGGTCTCGCGTGCGGGCTGTCAACGCATAGGCGGACTGCCACAAATCGGCGTCCTCTCCTTGCGTGTTCAGCGCCCAATCTTTGTTGTAGCTCACGCCGACGCCCGCAATATCCTTGTAGGAGCGGGAGAGTTTTTCTTTGAGCCAGCGGAAAGGGTTTTTCATGGGGTTAATCGGCGGCGATGAAGTCAAGCGCGACGCGCCCGCCGCTCACCTCTCCGCGCAGTGCGGCCTGCGTCTGCTGCTCACGAATCACGGCGGCTTGGAAATAGACGAGTTGTTTCTGGTAGTCCGCGATGGCGAACCGCTCGAACTGCTGGCCGTTGAAGTTCACCACGCGCTTGTCAGTCGCAGCAAACGCGGCCATCACCGTTTTGAGTAGCGCAACCTGCGCCTCGGCGAACGTCGCAGTGCGCGCGACGGCCAAGTTGGGCAGAATGGAAATCTTGCCAGTCTCCGCTGTGGTTCGCTGGCTGCTCGATGTGACGTAGACCGCAAACGTGTAGTCGCCGGGCGCGAGTGCTGCCGTGACCGCGCTGGTGAGCGTGACAAGGAAGTCGCTGCCGCTGGTGGTCGCTGCCGTGCTGCTCGGGGTGCCGGTGCTCAACACGATGACGAATGCCGCCGTCCATGTGCCCACCGGATAGTCGGGGTAGTTCACCGTGAAGTGATACTCGTTGCCGCTCTCAATCGTGAGCGGCACGCCCTGCGTTGTCGTGACTGCGGCCATTGTTGGCGCTGCGTATAGCCGCACCGCGCCGGGGTTGCAAGCGCAAAACTGAGGGCGGCACCGTTGCCAGTACCGCCCTTGAGTTTGCCGCTAAAACTCGATTACTTGAAAAGTGACATCTGCGCGTCGTGTTTTAGTTCTAGGCTTGAAAGGTCAATGATCGAAGCCTCGCCGCCGCATCGCACTTCCCTGATGTTCCCGAATGCGTCAAACAAGATGCACCTCGCGCACATCCTTTCTGCGTTTGTTCTTGGAATTAAAAAGCCCTTGCTCGTCGGCGTTGCGACTTCGCGAAAGTTCATCGCCTCACGCTTTGCCCATGCGTTGCGAAGCGTGCTTTTCGCGAACACGTAGAACACTCCGCGATCACCTATTCCGTAAAGCCATGTGTTATCGCTTCTGAAAATTCCGCTTTCTGCGTAGTCGCCCGGGCGCGGCTGCGCCTTCTCTGCCACCTCGATATAAAGGTTGCCGCTGGTTGCCATCTTCTCATCATTCTTGATCTCCATTCCAAGAAGGTTCTCGCCTTTTAGTTGTCCCTGCTGGCTGCAATACGGCTGCAATATGACGCCGATGCTGTGCATCCGCTCCATGATGAAGTCTTGAAACTTCGCGCCGGATGCCATCTTTGCATTCCGATATTGTGCATATTCACTCATGCCTCGTTGCCCCAAGTTTTCCATCCCTTGTGTTTTGCGCGGGCGAAAAGCTCGATGCGCTCGCCGTGCGGGTAAAGCGTGTCAATGATGTCGCGGAACTCCTGCGGCTTCTCGCTGTGCTTCGCTGTCTTTTCGATGGACTGCACGGAGTCGAACAGCTTCACGACTTCCGGCGTGCAACTGCCGCGCGTGCAGATGAGTAGGAACTCATGCCGCACAGAGTTGTAGTGTCCCATATTGTGCTTCACCTTGTCCCACACAAAGCAGGCTTTGTATTTGAAGCCCCACGCGGCGATCAGTGGCGCGCACTCGAAAAGAAGCGGCGATGTTGTCCAAAGGAAAAGCACCGCGTCATCCTCTGCCAGTTCCCGAACTGGCAGCGCGCAAAGCTCCGCGATGCTCATGGAAGGGTAGTGCTTCTCAGCGCCGCCGCTTTGAATGGCTCCGGCGTCACACTTGTCGTTGTAGCTCCACGGCGGATCAGCGTAGATGATGCGATGCTTTCCGGTCGGCTTTTCGACGGGCTTCGCAAGCTGCTCCTTTTTGATCTCGCGCTTTACCTCGTTGAATTTCTTCACGCCGTCAGTAATGGCCTTTGCTGCCTCGGGATTTGTGAGCGCGAGCTTTTCGACGGCTTCTGCTTTCTTTCCGTCGCGGATGATGGTGCGCGACGAAACGCCGTGCTCCTTCGCGAGCGTTTCGGACGTTCGCTGGGGTAACGTTGCCACTTTGTCACCGTTATTCGCAGGACGATGCGCCACCTTCTTCGTCCGGTTGTATCGCCTTCCGCGCAGGATGCTGGCGACATCCGGCTTTAGGTTTCGTCGGCCAAGCTGGTTGGCGTCCATCCAGTCCATCGCTGCCTCCTCGTCTGCAAACTCCATCTCCACCGTCTTGAACGCGATGCCGTGCCGCGTGCAGATGTCGTAGC